TACTATCTTAAACGTATTTGTAAAACAATGAATTAAGTTTCAATAAAGAATACTGTTTCGAAAACTTTTGTGAAATCATAAAAACCCCCTAAAGAGGGTTTTTAGATTTCCTCTTTAGAGGGAAGAGGGTTTTTAGTATGAGAAGATAAAAGGGGTGGAAGGAGAGAAAAAAATTCAAGTTCAAAAAAATTATCACAATCCTATGAAACACAGAGATGAAATTTTTTCATGGGTCATGGCAATCCTAATTTTATTTTCAATGATTGGGGTTTCCTGGGTGACCTATAAAATCACAAAACGAAAATTTAAAAAGGAATCATCGAATAATTTCGAAAACCAAAAAACAGACACAGTTTATATCCCAGAGATTTTTACAATCCCTGAACCTTTCGAAATTATTATGAATCCTTCAAAGGTTGAAATTTATCGAAAGGATACAACTTCAAAGTATAATGAATTTTCCCTGCGGGAAAAAGATTTGGTGTTGTTCACACCAAATCGATTAGACAGCTTGATTATTGATTTGAATTATTTGAAGAATCTTCCAATGAATCCAAAACTATTATCACTTGATTTGAATCAAAACCAGTTGAGCTTGGGATTATCGGATATTAATGGGATCACGTCTAGAATATCTTATCCATTAAACCTTCAGAATTATTCCTATAGGTGGAATGGAAATTCTTTAACAAGCAAAAAACAGCCAAATTTTAAATTTTATCCAACACTTGGATATCAATATCGAATTTTAAATAATTTTCATGACATTGATCTCAAGTTAAATTTCAAGACTAAGGGATTTAATTACGAACTTGGGCTAAACGGATTTTACTATCCCAAATTCAAGAGTGATCCTGGATGGGATATCACAATAGGTTTAACCTATGATTTTTAAAAGAAGAAAAGAAAATGGCGAAAAAGGAAATAGATACCTCTCATCTGAATGCTCAACAATTTAGAGAATTGGTTCAAGTACAAAAGGATGTCTTTTACTTCTCAACATTTGCTTATGTGGTTCACCCAGTAAGAGGTAAAACAAGGTTCCTTTTATATCCATACCAAAAATCAGTACTGTATTGCTTCCTAAAACATCGATTTAATATCATCCTAAAATTCAGGCAAGCGGGGATCACAGAATTGATTTCTCTTTATTGCTTATGGCTAACGATGTATCACCCAAACAAAAAGGTGAATATCATCTCCATCAAGGATTCTGTAGCAAAGAAGGTTTTAAAGAAAATCAAATACATGTATAAGAATCTCCCAGAGCACTTAAAAGTTCCCATCGTAAATGGTAGAATGGGTGAGCTGGGCACCGCGTCTATGATAGAGTTTATCAATGGCTCTTTTATAGAATCCATCCCAACCTCGGAAGAAGCAGGACGTTCAGAATCTCTTTCTTTATTGGTAATCGATGAAGCTGCAATTGTAAGATGGGCTTCTACGATTTGGGCAGCAGCAGCTCCTGCAATTTCCACTGGTGGGAGTGCTATCCTAAATTCAACGCCCTATGGAATTTCTGGCTTCTATCATTCAAAATGGGTTGAAGCGATTACAGATTCTGATTCTCCTTTTCACCCTATTCGATTATATTGGAAAATGCACCCCGAGCGAGATCAGAAATGGTACGATACAATGTCCAAAGCTTTGGGCCCAAGAAGAACTGCCCAAGAAATTGATGGTGACTTCCTTTCTTCCGGTAGTACTGTATTTGATCTTACAGATATTAAGGCAATCGAAGATACCCTATCGGAATACCCAGTAATCGAAACAAGGTTTAATGGCCAGTTAAGAATCATGGATAAACCAAAACAAGGTGTAAGATACTTTATTGGTGCTGACGTTGCTACGGGACGTTCTAATGACTACTCAGCTTTTACTTTGGGTGATTCTAATGGAGAAGAAGCTGCAGTATTTAAAGGGAGAATCCCAGTAGAGAAATATGCTAAAATCTTGGGCAACCTGGGAAAAGAATTCAATTGGGCAACAATTGCCCCTGAAACTAATGATATTGGTTTGGCAGTAACAACTTTACTTCAAACCGAAGGATATCCTCAATTGTATTATCATAAAAAGCTTCTCAAAAAGAAAGGAAAGTCAAGGCCAGAAGTAGAACAATATCCGGGATGGATAACCACATCTAAGAACCGATCCCTAATCATTGATGGATTGGAAGAAGATATCAGAAAAGATAACATTACAATTAAGGACCCATTTTTTGTTCAAGAGGCTTATACCTTTATCTATGATTCAATAGGCAGGCCAGTAGCAATGGGTAAACACAACAGAAACAATCAAACCTCAGACATTGACATGGGTGAGGAAACCTATTCGGATGATAGTATTTTTGGTAAAGCAATATACAATCATGTGAGGAAGAATTACAAACCTTCATTGATAATTCAACCTAAATAACAAAATATATGGTATTACAATCAATTGGGAATTGGTGGTTAAACTTAATTGGTGTTCGGAGGGATGATTCGAATGCCTATAAGGATAAACCAAAGTCTGACCCCAATCCAAGAACCACAGCCCCTATCCCACCAGGTAGGGTTTCTGTGTCTAATGATACTACTGATATGTTATCTGTATTAAAGGGAGAAGCTGACTTTGTTACTCCTTCTTTTCGTACAGAAATCATCCCACTTATCAGAAGTCTTTATAAAGTTAACCCAGATGTAGGTATAGCTGTTCAGGATATGTTTAAGTTGGGAAATACGAAACATTTTATCGAATTCCCACATAATACTCCGGAAGAAGCTTTAAAAATGAGGAAGCATCTCAGGGATGTTTCTAAAACCTGGTCTAATTATACAGCAGGTATCTTTGGCTTAGTAAACAAGATGTTTGTTCAAATGCTTGTTTCTGGTGCCATGAGTATGGAAGCAGTACCAAAAAAAGACCTATCTGGGATTGAAAGCATTATCTTCATTAAACCAGAGGACATTGTATTCCAAAGAGATCAAAATGGTAAATATCGACCCTACCAATTGAACAAAACTTGGAATCATGGTAAATCAGAAAGGTTAATTGAACTTAACCTAAATACCTACATCTACCTTTCAATGTTCAATGATACTGATGAACCTTATGGGATTCCAACTTTCATGGCTGCATTGGATTCATTAAAGACCCAATCAGATATGAAAATTAATACCAAGCATATTATGGAATTGGTTGGTATGATGGGATTCTTAGAAGCCAAAATGGCAAAGCCAGATATATTACCAAATGAAAATCCTAAAGCCTACGAAGCCCGATTAAATCGAATGCTTCGGGAGTTAAAGGTTAACACAAGGGAAGGATTAAAAGATGGTACTGTAGCTGGCTTTATCGATGATCATGAATTCAAGTTAAATTCCACTACCAAGGATATGGGTAACTTGGATAAACCCTGGAACATGAATCAACAATCAGTGGCTAATGGTTTGGGTATTTCTGGTTCTCTTATTGGGGTATCCAATGACAACAAAACAGAGGGTGGAACAAGTATCATGTTCTCCAAAATGATCTCTCAGCTTGCGAATTTACAGGAATTTGCAGTTTATGCTCTTGAATTTATCTATTCACTAGAATTGAGATTAGCTGGACTTCCAAATAAAGGATGTAAGGTTAGATTCTTTACTTCTACGATTAATGATGAAGTCAAAATTCAACAGGGTAAAGAGTATAAGATTCGTAATCTTAATTCTCTATATGCAGCTGGTATCATTAGCCAAGATCAATATGCCTTCGAAATGGGTTATGAAAAGCCCAATGAAAAGGAACCCAGAGTTCCATTAAACAAATTAGAAGATGGTGATGATGGGGCTAAAAAACAGAAAAGGGAAGCTGACAAGGATAAATCCGATAGATCACAAAGGGATAAGTCCAAAACAGTTCCTAAACGAAAAGATGGTGACACTAAAGAAAGGTAAATATTATGGGACAATTTAAAAAAGGGAAACAGGATACCATAGTAATTGGAGAAGGCCATTCTCTAATGCTTGGGCATATGCCAAACTCGATTCCTTCAGATGCCTATTCAGAATTAAATTTTGGCTTAAACAAGTCAGGGATAGAGAGTTATGGTTTTTGGAGTAATTCCATTAATTATAACACATTTTATCCAGGAGTAACCCAAGAGGAATTTATGCCTAAGGATACTGATTTCATTGAACCCGTTTATCGATTGCTTTCCGAGGTAATCGTAAACAAAGAATTGAACCCAGTAGACTTCAGTCGTAATGGAGCATTAAAAGCTTCATTAAAAATGTTGGTAGGGCAAACAGTTAACTGTGATCATTCAACTGATGTAGCAAATGCAATCGGTAGTGTAAAACAAACCTTCTGGCAAGAATCATTTAAACAGGATGGCATCGTAATCCCTGCGGGAATTAACGGAGTATTAAAAATTGATGCTAAGGCAAATCCCAGACTTGCTAGAGGAATATTAATGGACCCACCAAGCATTCATTCCAATTCAGTATCTGTAAGATTCATTTGGGATAAATCACATCCGAACTTGGATGAAGATGAATTCTGGAGTAAATTGGGTACATACGATGAAAAGGGTAATCTGATTTGTAGAGTAGTAAAGGAAATCGTATCCTATTACGAAACCTCTCTGGTATCTCACGGAGCTGACCCATTTGCCCAGAAAATCGATGAAAATGGGAATATCAATGATCCGAAATTTGCTTCGAAACAAAGTTACTCGGCAAACAGAGGTAATGATATCGAATATTATTTCATGGATTATAAAAAACTCATAGATACTGAGAGTATTAACAATACTACGGTATTTAATATGAAATCTGATAATTCATCTGATCATTCAAACAACAAAAATCCTATCAATATGAAAGAAAAGGAATTGCTTGCCCTCTTAGTAGGTACAGGGATGTTAACACTTGCCGAGGGCAAGGAAGTTAACCTTGACAACGTTAAAGAGGCAGTTACTTCATTGGTAGCTTTGAAAAATTCTTTAGAAACTCAGGTAGAGGAATTGAATAATTCCAAAACTGGTTTGGAATCCAAGGTTACTGAGTTAACTGCTAAGGTAACTGAATTGGAAAATGCAGCTCAGGTTAACAAAGTAATGGCAGAACTGGGAGCCAATTATTTGAAGAGCTTGCAGGAAAGCACAGTAGAAACTTACAAAAAGATCTATGGTGAAAAGGCTGATGAAGCAATTGTAACCTTGATCACAGGAACCTCCGATGTTGCTCAGCTAACTGCATTAAAGAAAACTTATGATGCAGAACTGGAAAAACAGTTCCCTTTAACTTGTTCTGCATGTGGCTCTCACGATGTAACCAGAGCTTCTTCTCAGGCTGAGGATGAAGAAGGTACTACCTCTACAGACAAACCCAAATCTCTTCAGGACATTGCTCGCAACATAGCAAGCAACAAAAACAAAGGGTCAATCATTTTTAAATAATCTCTAAAAGTCAATCAATATGGCAGACTTCACTAAATTCGGAGGAACTACTCCTCGAGTGGTGATTTACAAAAGTGAATCCCACAAATTACATCAGGCATTCCCTGTTAAAGCTTCCGTAAAGATTTATGCTGGAAACCCGGTAGCAATTACCGCTGATGGTACAATTGAATTGTTGACAAAGGGTAACGAAGCTAACTACTTGGGAATCGCAGTTACCGATAACAATAACCCAGCTTACAAAGAATCAGCAAATGCAGGTCCCGTGGAAGTAACAGTTGCTGTTCAGGGTTTCATGATTATCAATGCAATCTCAGAAGCCGCTTTAGATGCGGGTCCAGTAGAAATTGGTGCTGGCATGGATGCTACTAACCATTTCACTAAGTTCAAAACTTTCACTCAGGCTGGTGCTGAGGCTGCAACTCGTCCCGTGAATTTTATCTCCCTGACAAAAGCTTCAGCAAAAGATGAGCTGATTCAGGTATTATGTAAATAACAAAAAGAACAGAAAGATATGTCTGAAACAAAGAAGAATTTAACAAAAGAAAACTTGCTCAAGGAATTGCCCGAAATGGGAAAAAACCTTGATGCAATCAGAAAAGGTACGAATACCGAGTTATCTGCTGATATCTCAATGGCAGAAGTAGTAAACGAAAGATATGGAGTTTCGATGGATCAGTATCTCTCCACTTTGGGTATCGATACAAAAAAAGATACATTGCAGAACCTTTTCACAATGCCCGATCAGTCAGTTCGCTGGGTAGTTCCTGAAATCATCCGTGCTGCTATCACATTGGGTCTTCGTCAGGCTCCATTCTATCCGAACATCATTGCTGGTGATCAACCGGTAAATGGTTTGCAGGTAACTATGCCGTACATCAACATGTCTGATGCTGCTCCGGCAAGAGTAAACGAAGCTGAAACAATTCCGTTGGGAACAATCTCTTACGGACAGAAACAAGTTTCTATCTTCAAAATCGGTAAGGGTATCAAAATTACTGATGAAGTTAAAAACTACGTTTCTCTGGATGTGATGGGAATTTTCCTTCGTGACTTTGGTATTCAGTTGGGGTATGCAATGGATAACCTTGCAATCGACACGGGTATCAATGGTGACAAAATCGATGGCTCAGAATCCGCTCCAGTTATTGGCGTAGGTACAACTTCAGAAGGTATCCAATATCGTGATTTGCTCCGTATTTGGATTCGAGGTTCTCGTATGGGCCGTAACTTCACATCAATGATTGGAGGAGAAGACGAAGCATTGAATATCCTGGATTTGCCCGAATTCAAGGTAAGATCAAATGGTACTACAGAAGCTACTCTGAATCTCCATACTCCGGTACCTAACCGTGCAGACTTCTGGATTCATGGCGGTATCCCTGCAAATCAGTTGATGCTTATCGATAAAGCTGCTGGTATGATTAAGCTTACTGCTCAGCCTCTGATGTTGGAATCCGAAAGAATCGTTTCCAATCAGACTGAAGCTATGTATGCTTCTCTTACTACTGGCTTCTCAAAAATGTACAGAGATGCAATCGTTATGTTGGATTCCAGCAAGGCATTCTCTTCCAATGGATTCCCAGAATATATGAACCTGGATCCTCTGATGTCAGTAAATCTGGAGTAATTTCCTTTTTCTTCGGTCTTTTTCTATCTCATCCCAGCTCATACATTTTCATGGGCTGGGATTTATCACATAACAATATATAAA